TAATAAGCCAATTATTATCAAAGATAAGTATGTGGTATCTGGATCAGATATGGCTCAAATTGGATGGGTAAAAGTAACAACTGAGAACGGAGCAGATGGATACTTGTGGTACATTAAGTCAGAACATGAAACAAGAATGCGTTTTGATGACTACTTAGAAATGTCCATGATTGAAGGTGTTCCAGCAGCAGCAGGTTCTGGTGCACTAGCAAACCTTTCTCCAGCACCTGGTGCAACAGCGGCAGGTACAAAAGGTATGTTCCACGAAATCGAAAACAACGGTAACGTTTGGTCTGGTGGTAACCCAACAGCTTTAGCTGACTTTGATGCAATCATTCAAAGACTAGATAAGCAAGGTGCTATTCAGGAAAATGTTCTTTTTGTTAACAGACAAATGGGATTTGATATCGATGACATGTTAGCTGCTCAAAACTCTTACGGTGCAGGTGGTACTTCTTACGGATTGTTCGACAATGACGAAGAAATGGCACTTAACCTTGGATTCTCTGGATTCAAAAGAGGGTATGAGTTCTACAAGTCTGACTGGAAATACCTTAACGATGCTACCTTAAGAGGTGGTATAGTTGGAGGAGCAGTAAATGGTGTATTAGTTCCAGCTGGTACTACTAACGTATACGATCAGATTATGGGTAAAAATGCTCAAAGACCTTTCTTACACGTTAGATACAGAGCTTCTCAAACTGACGATAGAAGAATGAAGACTTGGGTTACTGGTTCAGTTGGTGCTGCTACTTCTGCTTTAGATGTTATGCAAATCCACATGTTATCAGAAAGATGTTTAGTTACTCAAGGTGCTAACAACTTTATGTTAATGAAGTAAACTATTTATATTAAAAGACCGG